TGGGTGTGCGGGGTGTTCATTTGGTGCGTGATGGGAGGATTTGCGCGGGAGGGATGTCGCTATTGGAAGAGGATTGGAGTGTAGAACTTCATCCTCTGCACTGCTTATTGGCAGGGGTGGTGCGCTTGGTGCTGTTGGTGCGTACAGAGCTTCAGCTTCGTCTCCTATTTCGGCGACTAGGTCGAAGGTAGGAGGAGCTAAGTCTACGGGTTCTGAGAATGATGGTGCGTTAAGCATCTCATCCGGCGATAGAGGTTGCCACCGATTAAACGCTTCCCAGTCGAAACCGGGGAAGTGTTTTTCGGCGACATCCGTCATCCAATCTGCTTCTAAATTGATAAACTGGTCAATCAGCTCGAAGTTGGCTGACCACCAGGAAACATCTTTTCCGGGGTCGATCAACTTAGTGGGGACTTTGACTTTGTTTAAATTTAGCCACAGGATGGAGTATCTGCCAATAATGGGCGTGTTAGCATCGGTGAACACGCAAGACATGGCTTTCTCTGTGAATTTCGTGGCGGGTTTGGCGTCGACGTCAGTCGTGCAATTGAATTTGACCATTTGCCTGGCCAGATCGCACATGTTGTTGGGGTCGCCGGTCCATACGTCTGGACCGAATATGCGTGAAAGAAAGTTTATACCTGGGTCACCGCGCTTGAATACGTCACAGGTCACTTGGTGACCAATGTCCTTAGCGGCTTTGGCATAAGATCTCTCGGGCATGTCTCCCATGAGACTGTCGTCGCCTCCGAATTCGCAACGGTCGTTGAGCATAGCCCAGGCTTCTTTGGGGCTATAGAACGTACCGTCGGGTTTGTGGGTGCTTCTGTATGCATAGTAGGCGGTGAATGCATTCTCTAACGTGTTGTGGCCTGATGTTTCAGGTGATCCAGATAAGCGTGTAGTGCCTGAATTGTATTTCACGCCGTGGGTGGTGAAACACGTTGCATTTATCTGTTTGCTCATCAGGTCCTTCAGTTCCTCGTGGAGGTGATCGGGAAATAAGGCTAACATGATGGCGCTAGTAATGGTTCTTCCAATGGAAGAAACTCTACCGTCCATGCGGCTGAAATCTCCAGCAGACATTGTGTCTGATCTGCTGCAAATGTCAGCTACTCTGA